CACGAAGGCTACTTTAACGATGACGGTAGTGAAGTTATTGATAAGAAGACTAAAGAAGCAAAGCCTGCTCCGCATCCTGACTTTATGTTGTTTGAAAAGTGTATGCGTGGCGACACAAGTGATAACGTGTTTAGTGCTTATCCTGGTGTACGTAAGAAAGGCACTAAGAACAAGGTTGGTCTTATTGAAGCATACGAAGACAAAGGCACTAAAGGCTACAACTGGAATAACATGATGCTACAACGTTGGACTGATCATAATGGTGCCGAACATCGTGTGCTTGATGACTATCAGCGTAACGTAGTATTATGCGACTTAACTGCACAACCTGCAGACGTTAGAGAGATACTTGATAACGTAGTTGAAGAACATATGACTCCTAAGACAATTACTCAAGTAGGCATGCGTCTTATGAAGTTTTGTGCTAAGTGGGATATGCAACGAGTTGCAGACCAGGCGGCAATTTTTGCAGAACCATTACAAGCGAGGTATCCATCATGACAATAAAAGCAAAAGAAGTTTTAAAAAATAAGTTTTGGATCGTTGAAGAAAACGGTACAAAGGTAGGCACATTAAGTGCAAATGAAGAATGTTATACATATAGTTGCAGTGACGGTGTGCAAGTATATTCAAGTTTTGATCAGTTAATAGACAACGTAGGCAAAGTTAATTGGACTGCTGGAGATGCTCCAGAAGAAGGCGAAAAAGACTGTCACGGCTATCCGACTAGTTGTGTTCCGTTTAACCCTATGTACGACTTAAAGAATAAGCTACCATTGTTTACAAAGAGCAATAAGAGCAAGAGTCTTTATTGTGCAGGTCACTACTGTATTGAATTTGAAAAGGGCTGGGTTAAGAGCTTTTGTCCTAAACTAATTACTATTGAACGTTATAACTATAGTGGTCCGTTTAAAACAGATATTGAAATGCGAACGGAGTTATCACGTGTCAACTCAAAGTGAACCACTAAACACTAGTGCAATACAAAACTTTATCCAACAGACTAAAAGTGCTGAGGCTAGTCAAGCCCGAGAAGTTAAGCTGACTATGCCGCAGGCAAAGAATCTTGCATATACACTAGGCATTGTAATGTCTAGACTACACGGCGATTTAGAATTGTTTGTTAAAGAAAATGCAGGATCAAGTACAGACGAAGTAATAGAAGTACAGTTAAATGGCGGAACTAACTGGAAGTAAACTACTAACTTAATGAAAAAAGGCTAAATATATGCGTAGTTAATTAAAAGGAACGCATATATGAGTAGGCCAAAACCAACTGTAATTTTAGAACACATTAATAAAAAAACATATCGTAGCGAGCAAGTATTAGTTGCTGAAGCTATTTGGTCTGTGTTTTATAAAGATGAACCATTTAACTTAAAAAGTTCTAACATACTTACAAATTACCCGGGACCTAAATACAAAAAGGTCTCTTTCTCAAATCCAGGACATGCACATAACCTTGCTAAGAAGTTAAATGATATGTTTAATTGCGAGGACTTTGCTGTACATAAACTTACAATCGGCGAAGTAGTTACTGAAGTATGAACTGGAAAGAAACATATACTAAAATATTCTTAAAACAGTTAGGCATTGCTATTACCGAAGCTACCCTAAAAGAGTATACTCCTATATGGTGGCAGAACACACGAGTTAAAGCTACAGGCGGATTACGACTTACTGATGAAGGTATCAGGGTAGTAACTGAAGATGTAGAGTTAGCAACGTTTGATGTTCCTTTTCCTAAAGACTTTAACTTAACAACAAATACTATTATATGGCTAGACCAATTTATAGACTGTCCTTGGTGGTTAGGAAGAGGCGGCATGGTTGTAACGGACGAACGGAAGGCAGTCGAAATAAGTCTTTTCTCTGGCGATGTTAGGAAGTACGGTATAACAAAGGCACTTAATAGACAAAATAAAGGTTGACATATTACCGCAGTAATGTTATTATATATGTATAGTTTAAAGCTAGGCACTGATAACTTAATGAGGAATACAAAATGGAAAGTTTAGTAACAAGGCAAGTAACTCCAAATGGAGCAAAGAAGAGCATTAAACGTGCTTTTAAGAAGAAGCGTCCATTATTTTTATGGGGACCACCAGGTATTGGTAAGTCTGACATTATTGGGCAAATTACAAACGAGTTAGGTAAGGCACACTTAATTGATATTCGTTTGTCACTATGGGATCCGACAGATATTAAGGGCATGCCGTATTACTCCGAACAGGATAATACGATGAAATGGGCACCTCCTGCAGAACTTCCAACAGAAGAGTTTGCGGCACAGTTTGATTTTGTAGTTGTATTTTTAGATGAAATGAACTCGGCAGCGCCAGCAGTACAAGCGGCAGCATACCAATTAATTCTTAATCGTCGTGTAGGACAATACAAGCTACCAGACAATGTGTTACTTGTTGCGGCAGGTAACCGTGATGCTGACAAAGGTGTTACATATAAAATGCCAGCACCGTTGGCTAACCGCTTTGTTCACTTAGAACTACGTGTTGATTTTGACGACTGGTTCCAGTGGGCAGTTAATAACGATATACACAGAGACGTAGTAGGTTATCTTACTTTTTCTAAGAAAGACCTTTACGACTTTGATCCGCGTTCACCTAGTCGAGCTTTTGCTACGCCTCGTTCATGGTCTTTTGTATCTGAACTACTTGAGGACGACGATGATGAAACAACCACTGATTTGATTAGTGGTTCAGTTGGAGAAGGTTTGGCTGTCAAGTTTATGGCTCATCGCAAAATTGCTTCGAGCATGCCTAACCCAACTGACATACTTGCAGGAAAAGTAAAAGAGCTGAATACTAAAGAAATCAGTGCCATGTATTCCTTAACAGTTTCACTCTGTTATGAGCTAAAAGAAGCATCAGATAAAGGCGATAAAAAGTTTGATGAAAAAGTTAGTAACTTCCTGCGATTTGCAATGGATAACTTTGAAACAGAACTAGTTGTAATGGGCATTCGCCTTGCTATTACACAATATCAACTTCCAATCGATCCAGATGAAGTTGACTGTTTTGATGAGTTCCATGAGCGATTTGGAAAGTACATACAAGCCGCAAATAGCTAGTATGTGCGGTAGGGCGTTTAGGCGTCCTACCTATCCATTTCGGTTGACATTGCTAACAAAGAGTGTTATAATTACAGTATAAGTAATAAGTAAGGAGAACATAGCAATGACCATAGAAACAAAAGGCTTTCAACCCAAAGATCTAACTCCAGCAGAACTTGCAACTATGCAAGTAGAAGTACATGATCGTGTAATTGTAGCTCGCGTAGGACTGTTACTTAGACATCCGTTCTTTGGTAACATGGCAACACGAATGGCTGTTAAAACTTGTGACACGTGGTGCCCTACTGCGGCAACTGATGGCAAGACTCTTTACTACAACACACAATTTTTTAATATGCTTACAAACAAACAAATTGAGTTTGTTATTGCGCATGAAATACTACACTGTGTATTTGATCACATTACCAGACGTCAAGACCGTGACGGACAAATTTATAATATTGCATGTGACTATCTTGTTAACAATGTATTAGTACGTGATCGTATTGGTGAACGTGTAGATCAAATTCAAATCTTCCAAGACTTTAAATACGACAAGTGGACTTCAGAAGAAGTATACGATGACATCTTTGACAAGTATGATGAAGAAGAATTAGAGAAACTAGGTCAAATGCTTGACGAACATATTGATTGGGAGAAGTCTCCAGACGGTGATGAAGGCAAATCCCAAAAAGGTCCTGCAGGAAACGAAAGCGGAGAAGACGGACGCCCAACATACACTAAAGACGAACTTAAAGCAATACGTGACGAAATTAAAGAAAGCATGATGTCATCTGCGCAAGCCGCTGGTGTTGGTAATACTCCAGGCGAGATTGCACGTATGATTAAAGATATTACAGAACCTAAAATGAATTGGCGTGAAATTATACGTCAGACAATACAATCAACTATACGCAATGACTTTACATTTACTCGTCCTTCGCGCAAAGGTTGGCACACTAATGCTATTTTACCTGGCATGAACTTTGATAACACTATTGATCTGTGCATTGCACTTGACATGTCTGGATCGATTAGTGATCAAACAGGAGCAGACTTCTTAGGTGAAATTAACGGCATTATGGATGAGTACCAAGACTATGCTATTAAAGTATGGTGCTTCGATACTAAGGTTTATAACGAACAAGACTTTAGTCCTTCAGGCGGTGACGAACTAACAGAATACGAAATTATGGGTGGCGGCGGCACAGAGTTTATGTGCAACTGGGAATATATGAAAGAGAATGATATTCAGCCTAAGAAGTTTATTATGTTTACAGATGGATATGCTTGGGATTCATGGGGCGATCCAGACTACTGTGATACATTGTTTGTTATTCATTCAAACAGAGATAAAGATCTTGAAAGTCCGTTTGGTGCATCTGTACACTACGATGAGGCAGTATAGTGCTTAAAGAACCTAATCCATTAAATGTATTTAATTTAAGGACACTATCGGTTCCGCCACCCCATTTTGAATACTGTACAGTACCTATGTCATATAACTTAACTGAGGCTATGACCAATTGGGTTAAAGGTAACCTTAAAGGTAGGTACTATATAGGTCACAGCCTTGACAAAGAATATAGTAATGTTCTTAAGATAGGATTCGAAAATCCCAAAGAATTAAGTTATTTCATGTTGGCTTGTCCACTTTTGAAGTATAACTAAATAAAGTACGTATATATACAATATAGGAGTTTAAAAATATGACCGAAAACACAGAAGTACCTGTAGAAGAAGTACCCGTAGACGAAACTGCGCCTGCGGCACAACAACAAGGAGCAGATCTTTCAGTACAAGATTTGCAAGCACTTAAAACTATCATTGATGTTGCTAGTTCACGTGGTGCGTTTAAACCGAATGAAATGGTTCAAATCGGACAAACTTATAACAAATTGGATTCATTCTTAGCGGCAGTTGCCGCA